CAATCCGCTCTATGTAGCGGCGGGACTGACCACTGCGCAATCGCAGGCGGAAGCGGGCGTCAACGTAGTCGGCGGATTTCTCGATTTGCACACCCAGGTCGGAGGATTCTCGCCGGGAATTACGGGATCGCTGCCGACCTTCGCCACCGGCGGTTCGACGTTATACCTCTACTCTGCGGTGATCTGCGACGGCACCAATTGCACGCTGCCACTACCCTTCGGGCAGGCGGCTCCCGCAAGCAGCGCCTCCTACACCATTGCGTGGCCGCACTACGGATCGCAGACCGGCTCGACCGTCACTTACTGGATTTTGAAGACCAGCGGCATTGGCGGAATTTTCAATTTCCCTTTCCCTTATGGGACAGGAAACTGGTCGATTGCGTCTTCGGCCTTTGCCCAATGTTCCGGGCTGATCTGCACTACCACGGATTCCACATCGACGACGCTGCAACCTTACACCGTGCTGAGTTTTCCGACGCTGATTCCTTATCTTCCGGGCTGGCCGGGGTCGGTTGTGTTAGGCAACGGCGCGACGATGTACTCCGATTCGGGGGTTCCCTCAAGCGTAGTGGTGACTTCCAATAACTCTCCGGCAGTCTATGCAACGCGGCTGGATCAACTGACGCCGGGCGTCTATGCCAGCTCGCTATCGAATACGACGCTGGTGTCCGGGCCGGGGGGAACGACGTTCAGCACTGGCGGCACCATGCTGCAAAACGGCGTTAACTCCTCGAACGGGAATGGATCGATGGCTCCGAACCTTAAAGGACGGTTGATCTTCGAGCCGAATTCGAGTTTGACCGATCCACTGAACTCGACGCACGTCATCACGATTAACGATTCCAATCCTGCGAAGACACTGGCCGATCCCTCGCATCGTCCAGTCAACGACGTTAACGACGTATACATTGGACTGGATCAGGGGGCGGCGGCAACCAACGCTCAGGCAGGGTTGAGTTTCGGCGCACCCATGGCCATCTCTAACTACATCGGCAACGTGGGCGATGGAGTGAGTTGGGGAGAACGGCTGACCGCCACGTCGAAGACGTTTCAGGTCGCACAAACCAATGTGCTGGGAAAGTTGTACGTCAACGGAATCACCATCGGACCGGCGTTTCCGATACAACTTGTGCCACCATCCACCGATCTCTTCACCGGCTCGGGCGGTCTGGGCGGCAATTGGACGATATTCTGCGGAACCTGGACCAAAGCCAGCGGGCAGGCGACAGCCACGGCCACGTGCAGCAACAGTTACACGGCGGCGGCGTATACGGGTGGCGGAACCGTGGCCGCGAATCAGTTCAGCAGCGTGAAATTGGCAGCCTTTAACACTCCGGGATCGCTGATGGGGGCGGCGGTGCGGGTTTCGACTTCGGCGGAGACTTACGATGCCTGTCTGGCATTAGGCGGAGGGTCGGTGTTGCAGGAAATGGTGGCTGGAACCGGCACCAATATCGGAACCCCCTCCTCGGGGCCGGCAGTGCCGATTGGCGATACGCTGGAGACGGTCGTTTTAGGCAACCAGTTGACTTGTTACGACAATGGCGTGCCCATCATTACAGGAACGTCCTCGATTTCTTCCGGCTATCCGGGCATCGCGGGCGGAGACAACGTAGGGTTCGTCTCGAATTTCCAAGGCGGGCCTCTGAATTATGACGTGAATGGAACTCTTATTTTCCCGGCATATGCCTCGGCGGGTTATCAATGCGCGCACTTCGATCCCACTGGGACCCTTTTACCGACCGGCTCGGATTGCGGATCAGGCGGAGGCGGCGGAGGAGTAACCAGTGTGGCTATGACCGTTCCGTCATGGTTATCGGTTGCGGGATCGCCAATCGTCACTTCGGGCACTCTGGCGGTGACTGCGGCTACGGGACAGACCGCGCACAAAGTCATCGGTACGGGAACGGGATCGTCGTTTTCTCCAGTCAGTCTGGTTACGGGGGATCTGCCGTTCACATACTCCGGTAACACCACTGAATTGGGAACCGTAAGTGGCGCGCTCACCCCCACACACACAATTGTCTCTGATGCCAGCGGCAATCTGATCGATTCTGGAACCACGGGCGGCTCGGGGACGGTTACGTCGGTCGCGATGACGGTGCCTAGTTGGCTAGCAGTGACAGGAAGCCCAGTGACGGGTGCGGGTACACTTGCGGTCGCAGCCGCAACCGGTCAAACATCCCATAAGGTGATCGGGACCGGCACTGGAACATCCTTCGGTGTGGTCAGCCTCGGGACTGCCGATCTGCCATTCACGTATAGCGGAAACACAACCGAACTGGCGACTGCCACAGGTACTCTCACCAACGGTCATTGTGTATCTATCGATGCCAACGGAAACTTTGTAGATTCCGGAGTGCTCGGGTGCAGTGGCAGCGGCGGCGGGGGAGTGACATCGGTGGGATTGGCTGCGCCGACCGGGTTTGGTATCACGGGTAGTCCCGTCACCACATCAGGAACACTTACGCTTGCTATGCCAAGCGGATGGACCACCGGAGACATGTTGCTGGGTAATGGCTCCAACTCCGTCACCCGCCTCGCTATCGGAGCCAGCGGCACATCTCTTCAATCGAACGGCACCACCGCGTCGTGGCAGACGGCGGGCACGGTGTCGAGTGTGGCTCAGACTTTTACCGGCGGACTGATATCGGTCGGCGGCTCTCCGATCACCTCTACGGGTACTCTCGCGCTTACAGTCGCGGGCACATCGGGCGGCATTCCATATTTCTCGTCATCGTCTGCGTGGGCGTCATCGGCAGCCCTGACCGCTAATCTGCCTGTGATCGGCGGCGGCGCTGGCTCGGCCCCTACCGTGGGATCGGTCACGGGCAATACCACTAAATTCGCGACCAGCACGGGTGCGCTCACCAATGGCCATTGCGTGTCGATTGACGCAAGCGGCAATTTCGTAGACTCCGGTGTGTCGGGATGCGGCGGCGGCAGCACAGGCAGCATCACCGTCAATAGCGGATCGGCGCTCACGTATCCGGTTAATTTCGCCAATTCCGCTGCGGTCACCGGGTTGCAGATCGTGTTTACGAATCCATCGGGATCGAATGTCGCGGCGGCGATCAGCGGCGCGCTTACCAATGCTGGGCTAGTCAATTCCACAGTTACCCTAAATGGACAGTCGATCAGTCTCGGCGCGTCCGGTAACGTCAATGCCGGAAATACCATTCATTCCATCGCGCTGAACGAAGGCAACGGGAATCAAATCGGCGCGACCGCGACTGGCACATCGGGACAACCATTATTGTCCGGCGGATCGGGAGCCGATCCCGCGTATGGACCGCTCAATATCAGCAATTCGTCCAACATCACGGGGCTGGTGCCGACCGCTAATCTGCCGCTGACCGTGATGTATACCAACGTCGCCAACACGATCTCATCCGGGGATAAACTGACCGTGACTCCGAGCAGCACCACCTCGGGATTCAATCTCGGATCGGTCACTGTGGACCCGTCGAGTCTGGCTGGCGGCGACATATGGTTCCGGACGGACTTGAATCAGATATCGTACTACGATGGCTCCAATACCCAACTGGTGATGGATCAGAATACACCCGTTTCGCTGGCACAACTCAACAACTCGGTGCCTGCCGTGGGCATGATCCCGTATGTGAATGTCGGAGCGACTGCGTTGTCGTGGCTGACCGATCCCGCGAACAATTGTTATCTGGCGGCGGGGAGTAGTGGTCCGTTTTGGGATTCCAATCTTTGTTACAACACGGGCACGGGAACGCTGACTGTCACGGGCGCGGGTGGGATCACGACTGCCGCGCTCCACCTAACGGGGCCAGCGTACATCACTACGACGATTCCCGGAGGAGCGCCTGCTTTACCGGGAGCAAGCCAGTCCGCATTGGCCGTAAACACCGACGGGCACTTCTATGAATCCGCCAGCAACGGTGCATTCTCCAGATTTCTGGTTGCCAGTCTGCTCACGGGAAACACTACAAATGTGGTGAGTGGCGCGAGCACAATCGCCACCGCTCCCAACAACGATCTGATCTGCGGGGATGGGTCGGGAAACGTAAAGGACTGCGGGTCGGCTTCCGCCATGCTGCCGTTGGCTACCGGACATCTATACGCAGGCGTATTCGGAGCCGCAGCGGATGCGGGTACGGATTTTACCCTCAATACCAGTACGCACACATTCGCGGCGGGATCGACGGGTATATTCACTCTGGCTGCCGCCTCTGCCGCGACTGGATTCAAGGTCCCCACGGCGACTGGTGCCGCGCCGACCGCCGATGGGCAGGTAGCGTTCAACTCCACCACTCACTATCTCGTGTTCGGTTCCAATGGATCGACCAGAACGGCTGCCAGCGCGGCATCGAGTGTCGCATCGGCTCCGGCTAACGACGTAATCACGGCTGATGGAAGCGGCAACGTTCAGGACTCGGGCACTCTCCTATCAAGTCTGGCCCCACTGGCGTCTCCCGCGCTGACGGGTACTCCCACTGCGCCAACTCCGAGCACCGGAGACAATTCCACGACAGTTTCTACTACAGCTTTTGTCAAGAATCAGAATTACGCTTTACAGAGCAAAGTGGGGGCGGTATTCCAAGTCACCGCCAGCTCCATCACGGGTATCGTGGGCGCTGATTTCGCCGGGTCGATGCGAGCCGATCACACACTGACCGTACAAAACATCACGGCGTCGGCGGCAGCTCTGGCGACCTGCACCACAAATCCAACGATCACATTCCTGGAATGCGGCACTTCGGCGACATGCGCGAGTCCAACCACCATAGGCACGGTTACAGTCACGGCGGCCAACGCCATCGTCAACGGCACAGTCAGCAGCACCACCGTCAACTCCGGCGATTACGTGGTTGGGGAGGTTACCGCCGGAGCGTGCGCTACGTTATCCAATCTGAGCGCGGCAATGGCTTACTAGTACAGTGGATCGTAATGCGAAAATGTCTACTCACCCTCGCTTTAGCCGGGATTTGCACTGTGTCTCAGGCGCAGACTCTATGGAACGGCATCCTCGACCCATCGCGCGCGATAGTATGGAATCCCGGCGCGCCGCTGATTAACGAAACCCGGACCCAGTGCGGCTCTACTATCGCGGCCTATACTGGAACCGCTGCGACGATCAACAACGCGATTGCCGCGTGCGGCGCACACCAATATGTTCTTCTCGGTGCTGGCACATTCACTCTTTCATCGGGTATCAACTTCTTCAAAACCGGAACCACACCCAACAGTTATGTGACTCTCCGTGGTCAAGGCGCGAACTCGACGTTTATCGTCTTCTCGGGTTCGATCTCCAATTCCAATTACTGCAACGGTCACGATGTCTGCGCGGCGGGGGGAGACAACAACTACGCGAACGGCGGCGCGATTAACAGCGCAAATTGGCTGGGGAGTTGTATCACACTCCCATGCACATCCGGGACCTACGCCAAAAACGCAGCCTATGTGTTATTGAGCGCCGACACCAATCTCTCCAACGGTGCACCACTCATCCTCGACCAGATCGACAATCAGACCGACAACGGCAACCTCTACGTCGGGTGCGAGATTTACGATCAATCCAATCCCTGCTACAACGGTACCTCGACCAGCGGATTCCAGCGCGGGGATGGATCGCTCACCACTGTTCGCGGCCAGCAGCAAATCGTCAACGTCAACGGCACGATAACGGGCACGGGACCGTACACGGTACCGATCTCCCCCACCATTTACGCCGCGAACTGGAATTCCGCTCAATCTCCCGGCGCGTGGTGGTCGTCTATCCCTGTATACGGCGATGCAGTCGAAGACCTGTCGCTCGACCACACCAACAACGGGTCCACTGCGACGGATGGTATTATTTTCTACAACTGCACCGGATGCTGGGCGAAGGGTATCCGCAGCATCCGCAATAGTTCCACCTCCGCCAATTGGGGACACGTGGATCTGGCATCGTGCAACAAATGCACCGTCCGGGATTCCTACTTTTGGGGATTCGCGTGCGGCACATCGGGAGGCAGTTGCGACACCTACGGCATCCCGGCGCAGACCGCATCGGATGATCTGGTGGAGAATAATATTTCCCAACTCCCCGGCGAGACGCAGTTCTACAATTCCGACTGCGAGGGGTGCGCGGCGACATACAATTACGCCGCTGGCACGGGATTCAGTTCCGCGGGCTCCAACTGGCTGGGTGCGCCGAACCAGTTCCACTCGATAGTCCTGTTCGCGCTGGCCGAGGGGAATATCACCGCCGCCTACTATGGCGATAATTTCCACGGCTGCCACGATCTCAACACGTTTTTCCGCAACCGCTGGGACGGCTATCAGACCAATCAAGGATACGTGACCAGTTCCGAAACCGTTCCTCTGCGCATGAACCCCTGTGATCGGTATGAGAATGGAATATTCAACGTCATTGGCAGCCAGTTGCTGCACCAGCTCTACTCCTCGTCGCCGCCGGGCACCAACCTGTATACGTCGGTAGTCGGTCTCGGCACCTACCCCGAAGTAGGTCTGGCATGCGGGCCATCGAGTGGATTGATCGCGTGTGCGGATTCACTGGTCGCCACCACCCGGTATCTGTGGGGTAATTACGCGGAATGCAGATCGACCTCCACGTCGGCAGAATGTAACGCCCAGAGTTTCAACTCCGCAGAAGTCCCCAGCAGCGGCCTCCCCGGTGGACTGTATCAAAACGCGGTACCATCCACGCACACTGCGCCACCGTCATTCCTGTATTCCTCGCAGCCATCGTGGTGGCCCGCGGGAAAAGTGTGGCCACCTGTGCATCCCGAAAACACCACAGGCGGGAACGCCGGCCAGTGCTACAAAACATCCACGGGCATCGCGCCATGCACCGACACGGGAGTCACATTTTGCTCCTCGGAAGCCACCAATGCCAGTCAATGCGGTAGCGGGGAGTCGTTTGCCCTGTCCGCTGGTGGCCGCGTCACCTCCAACCCCGCGATGGACTGCTACCTCAACACAATGAGCGGAGCGGCGAACGGCACCGGAGGCCCGTATGCGTTTGACAGGCTAACGTGTTACCCGGCAGCGAGCACTGCACCGGTAGTGTCGTTGTCCGCAACCACCCTGACATTCGGCCCACAGGCATCGGGGACTACCTCTGCTGGGCAGTCCATCACGGTCACCAACACGGGAACGGCCACCCTCAACATCTCATCCATCGCGATCGCCAATGTTCTGCCCACGAGCACGCAATTCGCGAACACCACCACATGTGGATCGACATTAACCGCCTCGTCCAGTTGCACGATCACGGTCACATTCCACCCGACATATTTCGCACCCAAGACCGCTACTCTCGTCCTGACCACAAACGCAACCTCCAGCCCGAACAACATCTCGCTCACCGGGATCGGTGCCCCGGCTGGCAGCAACATGGTACTCTATCAATCCGGCACCCATCCAGCGCAGCAAATCAACGCCTACGCTCCCCCGATCAATTCCAGTGTCAGCACATACTCCCACCTGATCGGCTCGGGGACGGGGATTCTGAATCTATTCACGCCGGGACAGTACCTGACTGGCGTCACTTGGTTCCCTAACGTAGGCTGCACGGCGTCCAACTGCACGGGAGCCAACGGCACCTACCTCGATCACGTCGGCACGTCTTCCATCGCGGGCGGTGGATGCCCGAATATCGTGTTCTCGGGGTCATCCCCGCAGGACATCGACAATGTGGTCGATAAAGTGGCCGCGCTCGGATACTGGAACAATTTCATCCCCGTCAATACCAGCTACGGCGCGGGCGGCGGGACAGGCAACACCGCGACTCCGGGATATGAGTTCACTCAGGATTGGGCGGATAATCTCGACACCGATTGCGCGCACCAGAGCGGGGTGTTGTCCCGACAGAATAGCGGCTACTATCTTCCCGGTGACTACATCCTGTTCGGCGGACAGTACTGGCAGATGACCAAACTGACGTGCAGTAACGCGACTGGCACCGATACCCATTACGATGCCTGTAAGACTGCCACGTCTCCACCCGCATGTCTGCTCACTCCCAGTTCGCCATGCGTAGATGGAACCGGATCGTGCTCGACCGGGAATGCGGCATGCTGGACGCTCACTCCCAGCAGCGGCTTACACGCTCCTCCACAGGATGGCTGGTGCGATTCGACGTACCCCGGCAGTTTGTCGCTTCCTTGCTACTCGCTCGTGGTCAACGGCACCGCATCGATCAACGGCAGCGGAGTAGCGACGATTACGGTAAGCAGCATTCCGACATACGCCAACGGTAACACGGGATTCATATCCGGAGTCAGCGGCGTCAACGGCTCCAATTTCAATTGCGGGTCGGCAACCAGCACCACCGCTACCATCCAGTCCATCAACCAGTCCACGAATCAGGTCTCCTATACATGCTCCCCGGCGCTCACTACGACTGCATCCACAACGCTCACCGGAGGCCAGATCAGCGCCGCTCATTCCCTCAACATCAATACCGCGCCACTACCCTTGCTGCAAGCCACATTCCCGATCCCGTATGAGTTGCCGAACCGGGTGAGACTGCAATCCCTGTGGGCGTCGATGGATACGCATTACAAAAACTCCATCGGGTATATCCGGATGGGACTCAGTAAGGGCGGCGAGTCCTCTCAAGACAACAGCAACCTATGGCCGTGGTATACCGCGAACCAGTATCTGAGCTACGAAAAAGTCATGTATGCGTTTGAGTCCGGAGCGGGTGGCGGGACGGACTTTGCCTGCGTGGGGAATCTGAATACCAACCCGAATCAGGAAGCGGTCTATATTTATGGCGCGAATTGCGGCGGGGACAACAACGCTCTCAGCACCGATCACGCTTATACGCTCGGATGTTATGCATCGACTCCAGCCCCCGCGTGGTGTGGGACGGTCACGTATAACAGTGGCGTCCCCGCCGACGGGTCACTTCTCCACGGTGGCAACTGGGCGGAGTTGTTCAAGACCTACAACACGACCACACCGAACGGTGACTATCCAACACAAACCATCCAGACCACGAATGCATCGAATCCGGGTTCGACACCGGGGAATTGCTCAGTAAACACTTGTGCCAATGGCACCTGCACCGTGCCTAGTGGATCGCAGCCGATAACCGGATCGCTATCCATCGACACCGGATGCACCAATACCACTCTCACCGGCGGAGGACCGTTCCCGGCACCCAATGGTTACCCCGGCGATCTCCCACTGATCCAGCAGTATCTGGCGACCAACTTAGAGGCTTACTTTTGCGACATCGCGCTGATGCTGGACCCGAATTACCCGCCGAGTGGGTGCTCATCGTATTCCCAGACCACATACGCGCCTTTGTATAAGAGTGCAGCCTCGACGTTTCTGACGCAATCCACCACTGTGCCTGTATTCACCAGCGCGGCGACCGCGTTCTTTACGATCAATGTGTTTAACACGTTTACGGTCGCGGCTACAGGGACGCCAACGCCGGCGTTTACGATTATTGGCGGGACGCTGCCGTCGGGAGTCACATTTGTAGACAATGGCACGGGAAACGCAACATTGAGTGGCACACCGACAACGGTGGCGGTAGTGACGTTGACTATTCACGCGGCCAACTCAGCCGGATCGGTCAACCAGACATTCACGCTCAATATCATCCCCGGTGGATCGTGTTTTGGGTGCAGTGGGGTGGGAACGGGGCAGTTTGTAATCAGTGGCGCGGCCAGCAATTTTCCCACTACTCCCGCCGATGACATGTATTGCGGCACGTCGGGGACTCCGACATGGGGCGTGAGTGATGGGCCTGCGACATTGCCGACTGATTGCCTGAATACCAATCCGGCCAACTCCCCCGCGACCGGATCGGTGGTGAATGTGACCACGGCAGGACAATTAACGACCGCGCTGGCAGCGGCATCCTGTGGCCAACAGATCACTCTCGCCGCCGGATCGTCGTTCTCGGGGAATTTCACCGCACCCGCCCTCAGTTGCCCATCGAATAACTGGCTGATTATTCAGTCCTCGGCGGTGTCGTCTCTCCCCGTCTACAGCGCGCGTTATTCGACTACTTACGAAGGCGCGACCGTGTATCTACCGCAATTCAGTCCGTGCTACTCGGGGGTAACCTCTCTTACTGGCCGTCCGACCATGCACTGCCCGAGCACTCCGGGCACCTACACGGCACAGATCATCACGCCCAATTCGACCGCCGCGCTCACACTGTCCGCCAACACATCCAATGTCCGATTTATCGGGATCGAGTTCACCCGCACCGCGTCCACTGGTCTCACCACTCAACTTATCGGCATGGGCGGGGTGGGGGGGATTTCGCACGTCATCTTCGACCGGGTATGGTGCCACGGTGACGAGAATCAGGACGAGACCACCAGATGTTTCAGCGCGACACAAACCGACCACGTAGCGGTCATAGACAGTTATTTCAACGATTTCTATTGCATCTCAGTCTCGGGCGCGTGTGTCGATTCCCAAACTCTCATCACTGGCCTCGACGCAGCCAACACCACGGGCGAGAACACGCTCAAAGTGGTCAACAACTACCTTGAAGCTGCCGGGGAGACAATGGAGTTCGGCGGCGGTGCGGCGACCGCGGTCCCTTACAATTTCGAGATCCGGCTCAATTTGATGACGAAACCGTTGCAGTGGAATCCATCCGATCCGAGTTATAACGGCGGCATCGGCGGGCATGCCTTGGTTGTCAAAAACCTATACGAAATGAAAACGGGGAATCTAACGTTATTCGAGGGGAATCAGTTATTCAACGTCTGGGCAGGATTCACGCAAACCGGTACGGCTATCCCAATCGGTGCCAAGAACCAAAGCGGCGGCTGTTCCGTGTGCGAGATCACCAACCTGGTCATGCGGTATTCGACGGTTAACACGGCGGGCTTGATGACGGATATCAGCATCGGTCCCAGCGACACCAACGCGATGGCGGCGGCGCAAAACGCTATCTCGGTCCACGATCTGATCGGTGACAATCTGGGGTACTCGACGTGCAACTCGTGCTCGGTGACCAATCCCATGATCGGGTTGACGGAAAGCGACCAGTACATCACATCGACCGCGCAAGCCGAGCACAATGTCACCGTCAATCACGTCACGATGGTGGGGGCGAACGGAGCCACGGCATTGCAGGGAGCGTTGGGATTGTCGGGGATGTTGCAATCGACCGGGTTCCAGATGTACGGGATGACGTTTACGAACAACGTGTTCGTGACACAGGACTTCGGCACTCAGAACGTGCTCGGGAACGGCAGCGTTAACTGCGCTTATGGAGTCACAGCGGGCGCGGCGGCGATCAACGCGTGCTGGACCGGATCGACGTTTGGCGGGAATTGCATTATCGGGACGCCGACGAGAACGTGGCCGGGGGTGAATAATGTGACCAGTATCGCAACACAATCCAGCGTTTATACAAGTTGGAATAACGGCGAGAACGGCACGTATACTATCGCGGCTGGAGCCTGCAAGGGGATAGGCACTGACACTCTCGATCCGGGAGCGAATGTGAGTGAAGTAGCGAGCGTAATCGCGGGCAACCATCCATAGGAGATTGTTGACGCGGGTGGTACGATATCAGTGAAAGGAAAGGACCCCTCCGATAATGAAACGACTGATCTGTACACTGGCACTGTTGTCGATCTGGCTCGCGTTGCCGACCGTATCCGCTGCCGCGCAATCGACGGTTGCAGGAACGGGCCAATTCACATGGACCGTGACTGGATTCGGCGAGACCGGAACTGGAACCTATACATGTCAGAGTGGTCCCGGTACTCTGTTTCCGCCCTGCCAGATCGTCGATGACACCACGCATGTACCGCCGCAGTTGGGTGTGGCGTTCACGATGACGATTCCAACGGTTGGGCCGAAGACGAGCGTCACATGCACGCTAACAAGTGGAACATTGCCATCGTGGATGACGCTGAAATCGAGCGGGATTAACTGTGTGTTGACGGGGACGCCGACTACGACCGGGGCGGGTACGAGTATCGCATTGAGCTTCACTGGAAGTTAAATGCGGCGACTGCTCATTTTCGGGTGCTTGATGCTCTGTGGTTGTGCCGCCAAAACCCCTGCGGCTGCTCCAGCGATAGCCGCGCCGGACATTGGCATCATCCAGCCACCGCCGATGCAAGTGCTCGAAGTTTCGCTCGGCGAGCGGGTCAATCGCGCGCTATATCGGGCAGGCAATTGCCGTATCACCGCTGGTACATTTCCCAAGGGATTAAAACTATCCCGCCAGAGTGGATCGTGCTGGGCATCCGGCGTGGCGTTACAAGCGGGAGTGTTTCGGTTTATCGCAAACTGACAGGAGTCGTTTATGTCCAATCCCAAAGTCGCTCTCAACGTCGCCTTCCCCTCCGATCCCACTGCGGTCGCCAAATATCTCCTGCCCAACAAAACCGTCACCGGCGCGCTGATCGGGGTGAACTGGTCCTCTATCGACAACGGCAAGAGCTACAATTTCGCTTCCGTCGATCAGCAGATCGCTACGTGGACCAAAGCAGGCAAAGTGGCCAACCTCGTGATCTGGGCGGTGTCAGATTCGGGCTCCGGCCAGTATGGCAATGCCTCAACTCCGCAGTACATCTGGGACGGATTAGGCCCCGAAAATTACACCACGCTCGACACCCAGGCTGGCTCACAACGGATACCGAACTATTTCGACGAATTCTACCAGCAGCGATGGCAGTTGTTCATCCAGAATCTCGCAGTTCACTGCCGGGGGAAAGTGGGCTACATCCGTCCCGGTCTGGGTCATGGCGGGGAAACAATCCCCGGCGCGGGCTGGCAGAACAGTCCCGCATTCAAGCAGTGGGGTGTCACGGTTGAGACGTGGATGGCGTACCTGAATAATTGCCTCGAATATCTTGGGGAGTTCAAGGGCATAGATTGGGCAGTTGGAATTACGCCGATGGGGAGTCCGAGCACACAGGTTCCCGACTTTCTGGCTGGAGTTGCCGCGTCACTCGGTTTCCAGTTCGGCTCTCAGGGACTTGAGTTGAGCGACCTGACCGCGAAAGTGACGACCGCGAACTGGCTGGGAAACTTCGCTAAATATCCGAACGTCAGGCACGAGTTGCAAACTATCGCCGCATCGTGCCCGCAGAACAATTGTCCGACGGGATCGCTGGTGGAATTGGTGCCATTCGCGGTCAAAAATGGATGCGATGTGCTGGAATTGTATTGCTCCGACTGGATGATCGCGTATGATCCCGCTAATCCTCTATACGCGGAGTACGGCAAACAGTACGCCACTGTGCTCGAATCGGTGAACGGATGAACTGGTCTCTCGCATGGCACTGGCTCTGGTTTTTTATCGGTGCCCTTACCTACATGGCGCAGCGCGCGTATTACGGCGTGCAGGGACCGCGTCCGGTTGCGACCAGTTATCCGAACTACGTTTACCGCTGCTGGGGACCATTGCTGTTCCGGTTTGTCGTTGACAGCGCCTTTTACTGGGCAACGTTTACTCCGATTCTGCTGGCAGGAATGTTGCACGCCCTCGGTTGGGAGACATTCGCGTCGGAAGTGGAAGGCGTGACTCAGTACGGCGTATTTGCGCTGGCGTTCGGGCTGGTAATCGATGTAGCGGTGGATTTCAGCGTCACCAAGATACCGCTGCTGAAAGATATCTGGCCGCAAATGCCGCCTGCGTTACCTCAACCCGCCGTCGTACAGTCCGCGATTGTCGAAACTACACAAACCACCAAAGTGACAGAATTAGCGACGAAGACTACCATGATCCCGGACCCGAAGGAGTCCAAATAATGCTGGCAACAATATCCAGTTGGATGCTGCGTCTACCGGATGCGGGCGGCGGCGATCTGATTCACTTCCTCGTTGGATTCCTGATCCTGTGCTGCGTAATCGCGTGCGTGATCATTCTGGTCAAATGGCTGTGCGGGCTGATGGGAGTCACCATCCCTCCGCCACTGATGGCCGTGCTGGGGATTATTCTGTTCATCATCCTGTTGCTGATGCTGCTCAACTACAGCGGTTACTACCGGTTCTGACGAGCCGGCAATACGCTGTCCGGATTATGGAAAATGTAATAAAATTCGTTGCAAGCCACTCCGTCGAGACTAGACTAGGAGCGCTGTGAATGAACAGTATCCACATCACGGACTGGGCTGGGTTATTGGAGTGGTCTTTCTGCTTCTTCGCGATCTGTTTATTCGCGTGGGCATTCTTGAGAAACGCGATCGTGCACGCACTTCGAGGTCTGGGGTGGATGCGCGGCCCGGCGAACAGGGAAGAGATAGCGCACGCGATCAAAGTGAAAGAGAGACTGATGGATCTCAGTAAGAAACCCAATGGCAGCGGCGAGTGGGGCAAGGCGAGGTTGTTTGGCGCGTGGATCGCCGGGGTATTGATGACGGTCGCAGTCACAGCCGTATTTACAGTCAAGCACGACCGGGAAATCAAGCGGCTGCAACTTGAGAACCAGCAATTAAAAATGGAGCTGTCGGTCAGTCCCGACACCTACACATGGTTTGAGGTACTGAGGGTATACGATGCGTGGGATTTCCAGTTGCAGTTCATCAACGGCGGAAACCCGTTCGATATCCATTTCGACCACGATGGATCGGAACTAAAACTTGGATGGGATGAGGGCATGATCGTCGAATCTATGACATTCCGCCCGACATCCACCGGCAACACCGTGGCTGCACATAATCTCGGTATGCGGATTCACCGCAATACTGCTACCGGGAAATTCATCGACTACAGGAGCGCAGCGTGGATTACAACGATGCAATCGCAGCGGTAAACGCCGGTAAGTACGCATGGCGTTCTGAGTGGAATGGCGCTTACATCTACCTCTACGAAGGGCAGATTGTCCAGAGTACGGCAACTGGGCCATACCATCCATACATGCCGACGCCGGCGGATCAGCAAGCGCAGGATTTTGACACCGGAGACCACCCGCCACACCCTTAAAAGGAGCTTCGTTGATTGAGCGCCACTCCGCCAACCGAGATATACGTCACTCTCCCGGTCGTCCAGTTTATCGACCGGGAGATCGGCCATTTGGGGGAGAAAACCACATTGCGCGCCGATCTGGAGGCAATGGCGGTCAGGCTGAACCATTTGGAAATTCTGCGGCGTTTGGATGAGTTAAACCACGCTCACGTTCAGGCAACAGCCGACAAGCAAGAGCTACTTCCGCGACAATTGTTCGAGCAATTCGCCAATGAGAACGCGAAGTGGCGGGAGGCAGTAACGAAGTCGATCAGCGAGTCCGTAGGCTCTAACCGCACACTGATTGTCGTGGTAGGATTCATTTTTACTTCCATCACTATCCTGATGAGATTTCTGAAATAAGCCGAGTGGGATGATTGGTACGCCGCATAACTTTGCACTGTCTCTTGACCACCCCTGAGTCCATACGAGCGGAGATCGAACGGCTGGGGGAAGACAAACTTAAGATGACGGACACGGGGCTGATACGGATCGTGGACTGGATCATAGAGAGTTTGCGGGAGAGATTGGATAAACTGGAAACGAGAGAGAAGAGGCCACCGAAATGATCACCAACTATTACGATCTCGTGCAATCCATACTCCCGGCGTGGAACGGGAGACTGGCTGGCCACCACATCGGGTACCTCGCTGACGGTCACGTTCACCGCGCGGTGCCATATAACGCCGCTGACCTCAAGGTAATGGCCAAGCGCCTCTCCCTGATGCGCGCCGCCGGATTCGACATGCTGATCGAAACCTGGCAGGGACCGTGGGCGACGGCGTGCCATGCGGACGCGATAGCCAACTCGGCATTGTGTACCGAGATGGGAATGCAGTTTGCGCTCCTTCTCGATCCGGGTGGGATGCAGAAATGGCTCCCCAATCAGTCCCAGGCTACGATCACCGCGAATGTTGTAGCTGCACTGGAATCAGCCGCGCCCATGATTGCCGCATCCAGCTATGTCCCCGAAAAATTCATTCTCGATTTCAATACGGGAGCTAACTTGTCAACGTTGGCGAAGGCATTTCCGAGCTACAACTTTCTCGCGCAAGGATCGGGATTTAGTTGGATCTCTATTCCTAAATTAAACTCGAAAGCGTACTTGTCTCCGGATGATCTCTCGTGCAATTCCCTATCCGTTGCTAACCTCAAATCCCAGCACTCCAACCCCGCCATGAAGGTTGCGAGTTTCTGTTTCGAGTTCGATGACTCGGGGATGCCACTACCATCGGGGGTGCAATCGATGGCGACGTTTCTGGCGGCGGGCGGCAACCGGGACTTTACGCAGTCCTGCTGGGGTGGGCCAGCACGACGGTTATACTCTTACTCCGGCCAGTTCGCGCGGCAGCAGATTGCGACAATCAACCCAAGCACACCGATTATCGCAGCGGTTACGATTACAGACTACGACGAGAATACCGCGCTGGAGCCCAAATTAGCCGAGGCCGCAGGAGTCAACTGGAGCACGCTGTAATGTGGACCTACGTCATATCCAACGGCTACCTTGGCCACGATGGCCAGCATATCGATACCGGATACAGTGGCCACCCCCCGTATGTGAACGATGTAACCGCAATCGCGATCAGGAATGTCGGCCCCCTGCCAACGGGATTCTACACATTTGACGCCGCCATCGACAGCCCGCAACTCGGCCCGTGCGCGATCCCACTCACACCCGACCCGGCCAACTTTATGTTCGACCGATCCGGTTTCTTTGTGCATGGTGATAAAGTGGAAGCCCCCGGAGCCCATCTCGCGTCCGACGGCTGCATGATCTTCGGACACTCTACCCGCATGATGATCGATTTGAGCACCGATAAACAGTTGCAGGTGGTAGCATATTGAGGTTGAGGCAGTGACGGAGGGAGATACCGATATGGCCAACAATAACAAATGGCGACCAGTCACGCAGGGACCAGCGGCGGAACAGTCACAAGTGGCACAAGCGGCGCAGGGAGTCGACGATACACCCAATCAGGGCATCAATCCCAGCCCGAATGGCGATCCTCCGGCTCCAGCCCTCACCGATAGTCAATCGGCCACCAATCCACCCGCCACGGGGCAGGAATCGGCTTCAACTACCGATCTAGCCGCTCTCGTCGCCAACCTGTCCCCGGAACAGTTAGCCAGGGTCCGGCAACTGGCCAACGCCCACGGCATCGCGTCCAATATCGGTCCCCGCAAGCTACCCAACGGCAACGTGGTGATCGAAGTCGAGATCCCCGCCGAGGCGGTTGAGCCGTTGTCTGTATGGGCCGAGGCTGCCGGAGAGCCACTCGCTGCGTTCATCTCCAAAGTGGCAGGGGATGCGATCGTCAATTACACGTTCGGCGACTGGGGGGCGGTGGCGACGATGGCGACGGTGCCAGCGCCTGTAACCGCGGCTACACCCGAGCCCGTAACCGCAAAGTAGGCCAACCGTGCCATTTGCCAATCTGCCGCCGCAAGGCACTCTCTATATCCAAAACTTTAACGGGATCGCATGGGCTCAACCGGGGGGGCCGAACACACCCGTTTATCCACAACAACAGATCGGCGTGCAGTACCAATTCGAGCCCACACCGGGATCGATTATCTGGTCGGAGAATAGTGGATTGTGGTCGTTCTCGTGCTCTCACTGGGCTATGGAGCCAATGATATTTCAAGATTTCGATGAGATGCTGGGAGTAAGTGTTGCTGTGATTACGTGCCCGATTTGCACCTGCGTGAGTCGTTACCAGAGCCCTTACTCCAGCATCCACGACGTGTTCGCGTACCCGATAATCATTCCCTAGCCGTCACCCTTCGCCATCCACTCGCACAACCCCAGCAACTCCCTCATACTCACTCCCAGTCCGTCCGCATACTCGAATAAAGTCCCCATAATCGGCGTCGCTTTATTCGTTTCGATCTTACATACATGTGTGCGAGGTTTGTGCAGGACGCGCGCCAGTTGTGCCTGAGACAAGCCCATACGGACGCGGAGATACCAGACGACGAATGGCAGCCAGAACAACACATCACACGCGGGGCGATAACGGGCTGGAATGGCAATCGGTACAGTCATAATAGGCTCGGATACTGTCTCGACCACTTCCACAGGTTCAGCGAACTCCGTGCGGCACCGCCTGCACTTACCGTTTACCGTCTCGAATTGCCGCAACTCGCAATGCCTGCACCGGACGACATTGCGAGGCGGGACGGAGGGTGACGCAACTATAGTTCCGGACTGAACGACAGAGCCCATATCGTTATGCCAGCGGCGCGATCGGTTGCAACTGTGTAGGGTCCACTTTCGACTTCGCCACCGTATCCGCGGCCAGCGCGGCGGCAATCGCATCGTCAAGGCCAGCGATAATCGACAGCGCGGACTGCGGCAAGTTGGTCTGGGATTTCAACGTGGCGATAACGCCGGCCAGCGCGGCCAGCACAGTGGTCGGGTCCAGTGTCGTAGTCACCCCCGAAGCCACCACGGCGTTGAGCGACGAGAATATCGCGGCGACGATGGACTTGATGGAGGTGGAGACTTGGGGAAGGTTCTGGACGACGGAGGAGAGAAGGGATGCGATCAGCAATGCGAAGGACATGACTATTTTCCTCCCGTGACTTGGGCTGCGATACCCGTAATATCGGACTGGACTTTGTTGATCGCGGCAGTGACGGGAGCGGTTGCAGATGCACTACTGTTTCCACCCGCCGCCCGCCACGCTTGGTACACAGTGTTCGCGGTATCGTAGTCGGAGATCGCCTGATTCAATACCATCTTGAGCGTCAGCGTCTCAGTCACCTTCCCACTCGCAACATCGGCCTTGAAGGAATTCAACGCGGCCTGCGCATCATACAGTACGCGATAACTGTAGGCGTCGAAGGTTGACAACTGTCCCGGCACTGGAGCGACTGCCGCGTGGTTAGCGCACGCGTTTGTCAGGAGTGAAAGCGAAAGCAGCATAAGGAGCGGCGGCAACAGCCTCCGCATCGGTCGATACTTCGATATCGGCATTGGTACTCCCTTCGTTGGTTGGAATTGGTGCAATTGTAGTCGAATTCGTCCGGCTGTCAAGGAACGGTTGGAGAATGCGATGGAGGCAGGATTCTCCGCAGATTATTTTGACGCCGTTTTCCTTGGAACCAAAATCACTCCAGTGCTCGATTACAAAATGCTGATCGGAGCCGTCGAAGACCAACAGCCATTTGTTAGCGATCTTCTTCTCGGCACCGCACACGTCGCAGCAAGCTTTGGTCGTCCAGCCCATTACGATTGCCTCCTTTCTGGATTCCTCCACACCAGATACGCCCGCTTGCTGTGCGCGTGCGCGACCAATGCCTCGCACGGCCATTCCTGACACGCGAGTACTGGTCCTCCACTGTGATCACATTGAGTCACCGCGTCGTGGAGATCGGGAGTGTAGGTGTTGGTGCGCGGGGATTTGACGAGCGTGCGGAATGGATGACCGTTGGCCATATTGTTACCGTCCTCCCACTCCCGGCATTGCCATCGTCGCCTTTACAAAATGCCGCATATCCGCGTTGTCGTCGGTATACGCTATGTCGTGCAATTGCATCCCTAGTTGCAGGATCGGCGGGTTGTCGAAATACATCTCGAACAGTTCATGGTTGGGACGCATGAACCAGAAGATGTGAGAGTTGACGTAAACGACCTGGCAGTCCCAAGTGTGTTTGAGTGGGTGATGCCACTTGCGGATCGCGGAATCGGTGCCCATGCCGATCCAGAACCAGCACAGAGCGATGAACAGCATGAGAGGGAGAGCGCGACGGTTCACAGTTCGTCCTCGTCTGGTTTGCCGACCTGCACATACCTCGATCCTTTGCCCGTCTTCATGCACTCCGCGATCACCATCGCGCTGACCCCCTTCTCCAGCAACTTTTTGGCATCCACTCTACGGCTTCCCTTCTTCTCCACGATGTTCACTGGGTAGCCAATGCAGGTTACGTGCTCCTCTCCAGCGACATCCAGCGCGGTGACCAGAGCCTCCTTCAATTCTTTGAGGATACCGTTGCGGAACTTGATCTCGTTCTGGATGTCGGTCACCTTATCGACCATTTGGTCGAAAGTCAGCAACTTTTCGCCGTCTTTGAGCTTGATCCGTTGCTTGAATCGTTTAAGTTCCGGTATCGAGTCCCATTCCTTCACGGGCATCGACTGTTCGATCTCCGCCGCCAGTCTTGCCATCTGCGCGCGCGCTAAAGCTGTCATGAAATTGTCGTCCTCTCTATTGTTCGATTTCGTTCTTGGTCAATTCCCGCTGAATACGCATCCACATATCGTAGGGTACAAGCACCGCCTCCTCTTCGATCTGCCAGATGTCGTCGAAATGCTTGAACGCTTCGATTTCACATCGTTGCATCTCGCGGACCTTGGTCTTGAATCGAGTAAACGTGTGGTATTTGACCCGCTCATCAAAGAATAGTGCCATCACCCGTTCCCCCACCAATCACTATCTCCATCCTTCCATTCGCGCCAGCCACCAATTCCACCACCTGTCCATCCCCTACACCCATCAGATCGACAATCTCCTCGGGCACCGTCATCTCGGTCACGGTATGGACGGTCGATGAGTACTGATGGCGGCGGAGGCGAACCGACCGAGTTACAGTTTCACTAGCCATCCGCTTTTGTGACCTTGATCCACTTCTCCGTTCTATGCGCTTTCACCAGCACCGTATCCCCGGCCTCCAGTCCCGTCAACTCCACCACCGCTTTGGGGATCGTCATGGCCAGTCCGCTGTCCTTGGCTTTCCCTCGCGACCGGAACACGGTCATGGCGCGGATCACAACGTTCCCGCCCGTATCGACTGGCGGGCTGGTCGAGCGCTGCTTTGCCGTTCTCTCCGTTCCCCTCTTTGTCATATCGTTAGCATATCGTTAGATATCGGCGATGTCAAGGAAAATCCGCAACTTATCTCAACTCCCCTGATCCGACCACTCCATGCCGCAACTATCGCACACGATATTGCCCTTGCGGATAATCAGGACGTGGCCGGTCCCATCCTCACGTTGACACTTGTCCAGTTTCTCTCTGTAACGAGATACTGCGTCAACAAGACTTGTGGGAAGCAAACGATATCGTGTTGTTGTCGGAACTATTTTCACCTGCACATCCTCATTGGCTGCGATAACCATAATTAGTTCTCCTTTGATCGACTTACGATTTAGAATTCAAACTTAAACTTATGGGACGGAGGTATGGCGGTTAGCCACTGTCCTCCGTCCGTTCCACGAGCGCCACTATTGCAGTCCAATAGCGATTGCCTGCGCCGCAGAAATTGTTGTGCGCTGGTGCCGCTGTACCCAGCCACGCACTCATCGCAGTTGTACAATTGCATCCTCGGCTGTCTCTCGCCGTTCACGATTAATTCGTGCCCACATTCCAATTTCACCACCCACTGCCTGCACGGCACGTCGTCGCTGTACGGGGATTTGGCGATCTTGACGGGACGCATTCTCAATCGACGGATGCCCATGTCAGTGTTTCGCCGCTCCCCAGCTTGGCCCAAAATCGCCCTCCGCCTCTAGCGGCACCCTCAGCTGCGTCGTCGTTGTCAGCGCCCCTATCACCACTCGATGCACCAACTCCCGGCACTCCGGCTCATCCGGCAATTCGTGAATCACTTCATCATGAACGGGCAGTAAAGGCTCCACCCCCGCCACGCGCCTCAACCCATCCCACATCGCCATCATGGCGCGTTTCAGTATCGTATTCGCACTAGTCTGGATCAGATGCGCGTACGAGCACCTCTCGGCTTCCGCTCTTACCTTGGGAATCGGCGACCATATCTGAGGCAGATATCTCATCCTGCCACTCAGGGGATCGACCGCCAATCCAGTCGCTCTGGTTCGCTCCATGCAATCACTCTGAAACCGTTTCGCGCCGGGGTAGATCTCATACCACGTATCGAGCATCGACTGGCAATCGTCTTCGGTCCATCTCGATCCGTCCTGCCGGTACGCGCGGAACTTGATCATCTGGATACGCAGCCCGTATGCCTGGCCGCCGTTGATGATAAAAAAATTGACCACCTTCCCGGCCTGGCGCTGGTACTTTTCGATCCGCGATATCGGAGTTCCAAACATATCCGACGCCGACCGGGTATGCACGTCCCATTTCAGCTTCTCATCGTCCTTTGCCTCATGGCCCTTGATGAATATCTCGCACAACTTCTCATCCCGCGACAGATGCGCGAACGTTCTCATCTCCACGGTACTCAAATCGGCATCGTGAATTACTTTGCCCTCCGGTGCCACGAACCCATATCGGCATTCCGAGCCCAATTCCGACCGCACCGGGATGGACAGCAGATTCATCGGCTCGGCGGTGGATATCCGGCCCGTGACTTGTCGAGTGAGTTTGAATGTCGCTCGTGCGCGCCTATCCCCAGTGGACGCCATCAACCTCAGCGGCTTGACATACGTGCCCTTGAGTTTGCTGGCCTCGCGGTAATCTTCGATATGCTCGATGATCGGGGATAACGGTAGCAACTCCTCCAGACACTTATCGTCGGTAGACCCCCTCACGTCCCCGGACTCCCCGCCATCCGTCATGCGCGGTGGGGTCAATCCCAGTCCCCCCTTCGATACCGGACTGTACAACAATTCCGCTACCTGATCTCCCGAGCCGGGATTGATATCGCGCCCGGTTGCTTGAAATATCCGCCACTTCGCCACCTCCATCTGGTTATCGCATTTGTCGTCCAGCGCATCCCAGAACTCCGGCCCCGCGAGTCCAATCCCCACCGCGGACATCCGGTCAATCATGGGAACGATCCCGTGGTCGATACGGCAGGCTTCCTCCAATCCCATAGCTTTGACTTTTTCGATCAATGGCCGCGTGATCCGGAATTGTGCGTCGGCATCGCGGCTGCCATATCGAATTGCCCTATCGATATCGATATCGTCCATCGTTGGCGTGGGCATGTCGCCAATCACCGCTATGACAGGTTCCTTGGCGGCATCGGTCAATTTCATCCACCGCTTGCGTGGATCAACGGGCGAGCCGTCCTTGAGTACTTTCCCCGACTCCACGTCGGCGATAATCCGGGTGACCAGCTTGCCGACGCCTTGGGGCTTTTCTACGCGGGTGCCGTTCCCGTCAGACACGATCTCGGGCTCGGGCTCAGGCCATGACTGGATGAGAGTCGATTCGGGCTCGGGAGGCGGCTCCAGTGTCGGTGCAGATCCTTCCTTGGCCTTCTTTCTCTTCTTCTTTATCTTTGCCGCCAACTCCACCCACGGCGCGTCCACCGCCGATGCCACTCTCCTCAGATACTCCATCGCGATCCCGTGCCCCACATCCCCGATCAGATCGCTATAGTCCTCCTGATGCATCCCGGCGTGACGGTAGCACAACGCCTTCAACCCGCCCGGTTCCACGCATAGCAGATACGCGAGTATCCCGGTATCGACAAACGGTATGTCCTCGCCCGCGATATCGATGCCCATGCCGCGGAGTTGCGCGAAGTCATTGAGCATCGCGTAGTGGAGAGAGACGAGCACGCGGTCGCGACTCGCGTATAACCAATCACGGAGTTTGCGTACAGCCACGGTATCCGTGGATCGGATCATGTACCCGGTACCGGGACGGAGGGAGATTTGCGCCGACCACGGTTGATCGGGAGAGCCTTCGCAATCAATCCCCACGATGATACGATTGCCGATATCCAGCAGGCTCACAGTACGCTCCTGAGTATCGCATCCAATTCCTTCTCCTTGACCATCCGGTAATCGAGATCGGATTCGGGCACATCGTCCTCGACGGGGGATATCTCCTCATCCAACAACCGACCAAGCGACTGCACATCGTCAAAAACGAGGTTCAAGCTGTCCGCTGAGTGCGCCGCCGACGCCGGATGAATCATCGGGAGCACGATCCATTCCCCTTCCAGTTCCCCACCGAATAGTTCAGTCACTCGGATCGGCACACCATGACATTTATCCAGCTCCGGCTTGCGATACAGCACATGCTCGACCGACCACGCGCCGATTAACACAATCACTCTCGGCGCGCATAACAGTATCTCGGCCACGAGTTCATCATGATCGTCGGCGATATCCTGCGCGGTTGGCTTTTGGTAGTCGCGGTAGGATTTCACCAGATTTGTAACGTATAACGATGCGCGATCGATGGCAGCGGCTTCGAGACATAGATTGAGATATTTCCCCGAGATACCGACAAACGGTTTACCTTTACGCGCCTCTTCAAAGTCCGGGCCGTTCGCCGATCAACATGCAATCGGCTGGAACAGGCCCTTCTCCCGGTACTCGTTTTAGCGGTCGGTTGGCGAACGGATCAAACTTGCGAAATGACGGGCGTGCCGGCGTTCCAGTGTCGGGAAACGGTGGATCGAAAGAGGTAGGCGATTGGGGAGGCATAGGCGATTACAGCCTGCACGTCTGGATTACCTGGTTATCACTGTTGTAAACCTCAACCACTCCATCGAACAGCGCGTTGTCCACGAGCAGCCTCACTCCGATAAACTCGACCGCTACCAGTTGTTCGGTGGACATGCCCGCAGTGTCGATCTCACATGGGTTTACTCTCTTCAACAATTCATCCCGAGTCGGTTGATTCATCTTCATGTACGCGGCGATCTTCTTGCGCGGGTAGACGGTATCAATGGCATCCAGAGAGGCTTTAATGGACGCGAGATCAATACGCGGCGCGGGCTGCGACCGAGTAACAGTCCCCATGTATTGCAGCAGGTTGTCATGCTCGGGCCGAGTGGGTATCTCAATTTCACCTTCCGGCCAAACGCCGATCTCGGAGATGTGCATGTACCGCTTCGGATCGTCTGTCATTCCACCCACCCCTCCACAGGCAATATCGTCACAAATCTCGCATTCGTCCAACGGAACACTTCCCCGTCGTACAACTTTTTGATGTAGTACACCGTCTCCAGAGGCTCCGGCATCCCCTCTTCTTCCTCATTCCACGGTGGCTCATCTTCTTCTCGCGGATACGGTTCCCGTGTGATCTTATCGAGGAACCCGATCGCGTTATCGACTTTCAAGTAATCATACGGACCCGGATGTGGCTTGTCGCCCTGCCGCCACCATCCAGCAGTGGATGTCTCGATCACCACATCTCCGGGCTTGGGTGCTTCCATACGGTGATAGCGGCGGGTATTCGATGGACAGGAATTGCCGACATGTAAATCGCGGTCGGTGTCTTGGTGTCGGTTTCAGCGTCCTGTGCCATTCCCATTTCCCCCGTGCAACGCTCTCACTATTTTCTGCGCACTCAATTTCCCGATACCGTCTATGGATGCCCAGTCACTCTCACTCGCACTCACCATGTCAGCGACACTCTTAAATCTCGCCGCCACAGCCGCGCTCCTTGTCCTACCCACATTCGGCAACTGAGCCGCGATCATCCGGCTGATTGACGGGCGCACGAGCAGTGCTCTGTCAAACAATTCTCCGCGCATGCTGTCATACACCGCGAGATGACTTTCATGCTCGTCCCATCCCCGCGTCCACCAACTGTGCAACACCTGGACCCAGTTCGCGGCCATCTCGTAGTCGTCCACGATAGCCACCCTCACGCCGGCCTTGTGAGTCAAAGTATGCAGCCACATCTGGAGATCATGCCAGAGAAAACTCCTCCGCCTGCCGTGACTCGCATCCTTCCAGTACCCTTCGGATTTCCCCCGCTGAACCTGATACTCCAAAACTCCATCCCGCGCCCGCGCCCGGAATACGCCAATCACCAGTAACCAAACCTCATCGTAGGTCTGTAACATGCCCGGCAATTGATGTCCGCTAAATCTGCTGTCCTGAATACAGGCGAGTAAATCTCCCAAAACTTTTACCTCGGCGGTCACTGTCAAAGGCACGCCTCGCGGGCCAGTACCACAGAACGCAACGTCACCGAACTCCAACCGTCCCAACTCCACGGGCACGCCACGCCGACGAAGGAGAGGTTCCAATTGTGCCGAGCCCGCGCGGGGATCAATCGTTATGCACATCGGAAGCCATCTGCTCCTGTTCCTGTTCCTGTTCCTGTCCCGCCTTCACCAGCCAATTATGTGCGTCCGCTATCGACCCGAAAGGCCCAATCGGATGCGGGAGATCCCAGTCCCGGACGTAGTATCCGAGTTTTAATCCCGGTCCGCCCCGCTCGAAATCAATACGCTGTTTCATCTCGGTATACGTTACCCGAATATCGCTCCCATGATCGAATCGTAGTCGTTCAACACGATCTGACCGTTCGCCGCTGGGTTAAATCTGCAGTCTTCGATTTCCACGTTAAACACCGTGCCTTCCGGCGTGTCGTCGCGCACTGTCGTCGCCACCACTTGCACCAAAAACGCCAAATCCCCGAATCCCTTGCGCGCCAGTTCTCCGGTCTTGCGTCCTTTCTCTTTTCCGGTGGAGTCGATATAGTTCTCCCACACCGGGCACTTTTTGCTGAGGAAGAACACATTAGCATCGTGATCGTAGGATTCCCGGATCACATCGCGCAACTCGGCATTCACAGGCCCGTAATGGTGGGGCATAATTTGCGTGAGCTTGCCGAAACGGGCCAGCCTCAGTAATTCATACAACTCGGTATCGGTGTCTACTACAGTTGTGCCATTGCCGCAACTCGCCAGTCCATCCCGGTAGTTGGACACGAACTGCTGCCATACCTTGTCGGCGGCCTCCGCGACCTCTCCCGCTGACGCTTCCCCCGGTTGCACGGTCAACTCGTAATCGGCGACGTAAATCTTTTTCTCATCCTGGAATTTTTGCACCACGCCGTCCAGACCGATATCGAATGAGTGAACATAGATCGGCGACGGCGCGGTCAGTGAAGTGTGATTTTTTCCCGTCTTCTCTTCTCCGGTAAGGGAGATAATGATCCGCTTGGTGAGCGGCTTGTCGGCGCGTACGAAAGTGGATTTATGAGTGGATGACGAATTGCCGTTGGATGGCCGTGGTGACCGATTGATGACCGAGGCAGAAGAGGACTGAGACTCCGCCCGAGGCTGGGGCTTGTTGAGATTGAGCGCGCACATGATTACAGAATTCCTTTCTCGACCAATTTAGGGGACTTTTTAGCGAACCAGTCCCGTACTCGTATAACTCTCCAACCACCGGATACAGCGTAGGCATCACGCTCCGCATCACGTTTTATCTGCAATGGCTGTCTGTGTTCCGGACCATCCACCTCAATAACAAAACGACTAACAGGATCGGCAAAATCGAAGGCATAGGGGCCTATCATAAATTCCGAAAAGTAGCCTAAAGGCTCAAGGATCGAACGGAAGAGGCCATGAATTCCCCCTTGGGATTCTCTACGCGCCTTGCATAGATTACTGTGCCCCACAAGACTGCTCTTCATCGTTTCCCTAATTTTTGATTTGGTGGATTCCGATCTCGGAGGGTGAGGCAGGCCCTTCAACGCCCACGATATATTGCGCTTCCTTTCTTCCGAAAACACTTTACCTCTACACGCTTCTGAAATAGCCTTTCTATGCGCCTCTGTCAGCCGCCTACCTCGTAAGTGTTTTTTAGGCACACCCAGCGCGGACGCCGACATTTTAGCCCTTACCTCCTCCGGCACAACTCTTCCCCGCAGGGATTCTGATATACGGCGACGTACCTCATCAGATACACGGCTCCCCTTTTTCACGTTACAAAATCCCCCGATCCACCAATTTGTCTTTCGCATCCGAGAGCCAATGCAACTGTTTCCCGGTTACCACATACGACACGCCGTACACCTCGTATCGCTCGAACTGTGCGCGGATGAAATCACGGGTACGACCGTCGAGCGGCCCATCGTCCTCGTCCCACGGACAGGAGCCGATCATTTTCAGCAGTGTGATCGCACGCTCGGTATCGGACTGGGCGGTGCCCCCGGTGACTTGACCGATACCTTTACCGAGAGATGGCTGTGGAGTCGGTGTCATACTCACACGCTTCGGCGTATCGACCGGGGTATTGAACCTTGCCAACTCGTCCTCGAACGCCTCTTTGAATTTACTCTTATCCGGCCCGCATCCGCCTTCCATTCGAGCAGCGTCATCGGCCAACTTGTGCGCCCGCCGCGCTAGAGCTTCAATGAGGATCGGAGATATCGTCGTAACCGTCATCACAACCAACCTTTCTTCTGTGCATGCTCCATTATCTGCGACCAGTTATCCGCTATCTCCCTGTCGCTAAATTCCAGTCTCACACACGGAGCCTGCGGCACGGGCGGTCGCCAGTTCCCCGCGACAAAGAACACGCCTAGATTGCAGACATTTGTGCTCACCATATGGCAGTAGGACTTGCACTGCATCAGTTCCAGAAAGAAATACTTCTCCAGTTGCTCGAATTTCCACGCGGCCATCCAGCGGCATTTTAACTCCCATAACTCCCACAATTTGGTATCCAACCTGTCTGGCGTCCCCACAATCCCATCACACTCAAATTCCCCTGGATTGATGAGGGTGCCGCTCGTCACAGCTTCGGCATGGGCAAGGTCAAATACCCTTTCCCACAGCCACCCGCCACTCGCGTACCAGTCGAGATCGTCCTCTCCGGCGCTATCCTTGGCGATCCCAATCGTGGATGCGATGTCCCGGATCACGTCGGTCAGATGCAGCCCTGGCGACCGCGTGTGCCCGGTAATGGATTGCGGCCCGAGGATGCGCTGCGGGTACGGTGGTTGAGGTTCGAATGGGGTGACGATCACTCTCCTACCACCTCCTCCACCGTCCTCGACACCTCCGCGATCTCGCCATTCGGGATCACCAGCCGAATGCTCTCTTTGACTGCTGACCGCTCCAACGTCCTCCGCAACCAGTCTTCGTCGCCGATGTATTCGAGCACGCGAATGATACGAACCTTGGGCATAAATTGTGATTGTTCTTGGATATGAATATCAAATTAGGGATCGGATGGCGGGCCTTCGGGCGCTGCCCTACCCAGTGCGTGATCCGTCGGTTACTGAATGTGATTCAGTACCGCCATCCTCACCTTTGTGGTGATGCAGCTCTACTCGGCGAGTCCGAGTGTCGGCGGCTCATAGACGAACCCGTTGTCATTGAGTGTGCTGCGAAACGCCTGCGTGGCACTCCGCGCAACGGCTTTGTTGGCCAACTTATCCATCCCGTTTTCGTTGTAATACCCGAACACCAACTTGGCAATCTCCTTGACCTGGATCGTCTCGCCTTCTGGGATGCCGCCGCGCAGAGCGGAATAGAGATCGGCATCGTCGATATCGGACGCGGGTGCAGTTGTCGTTGCCGCCGCCGCCGCCGCTGCGTGCCCAACCGCTTTGCCGTTCGGTTTGCCACTCACAGTAGCCGCGGC